GTAGGTATCTTCTGCTTTGTTTAAATAAGGTTTGTATGCACCAAGTCCACTTTCATAAACAACTTCCCCTGTTTCGGGATCAGTGTAACCTGTCATTCGACGGATAGCATCCGTCTGTGCGTCTGTGAAACGCATCACATCAGGAGCAGCAACGCCGCCTTGAGTTCCCTCGATAGGGTTACCGTATTGATCTGTCTTTGCTAATGAAGCATCCGAAGTGAAGCCGCTGCCGTCTGCAGCCTCGAACATTGGGTTGCCTTCTGCATCTAAAACTGCTTCGCCATACAATGGACTTACAGCCGCGATACCTGATATCTCACCTGTGTCTTCATCTGTTTGATAGATGTTTGCTAATAAATCTTTAAGGAACATCTCCTGATACTCAGGAAGGAGGTTCATACTTTTGGTGATGTACTCGTTTTCAGCCGCCATAAGTTAAGCCCTCCCTTCAAATTGGTTCATAAGTTCGTACATCTTAGCTGCGCCTGCGCCTCTATTTCCACCGCCTGCGCCTTTAACAGCATCTGCGGTCATTACGAACTCACCATCAGATAGACGAGCCTCTTGGACAGGGCCACCGTTCTGATAAATAGTTGCGGGGATAGAGTCACTGGTCCCTGATCCGGGGCCCTCGATCATTCCACCCATTGCTCGAGTCTGAACTCGAGGAGTACCTGGGACCGCGGTCCCTCTGTAGTCGGGGCGTCTTTCCCCTGTGTTGTACTGAGCCATTTCTGTGTCGGACATTAAGTTTTCAAACCTTGGTCTGCGTTGTTGATACAGCATCTCACGCATAATACCGCCCATAAGAGGGTTAGTCTGCCCGTTAGCGTCTGTTATTCCAATGCCCTGCATTAAGTTCTGAGCTATGCCGCCTTGCATAGGACCGTATCCACCTGCTCCGCCACCCATAGCACCGCCTGCTATTGCGCTCATTGGTGCACCGCCACCCATCATGCCACCCATAGAGCCGCCAAACAAAGAAGCTATACCTGCGCCTCGAGTCGCTGCACTTGCACCGCCTCCAAGAGCGTTACCGATTAAACCAGCTTGACCCATAGTTCCTGCTGTTAATGCGTTACCTATCCCTGAGTTAAGAGCATCTGATAAAGATCCGCCCTCTCCCAAGGTTCCAATTCCTCCACCAACTGCGGCCCCTACAGGACCGCCAACTGCCATTCCTACAAGACTACCTAAAGAAGATAAAAGACCCATTACCAGACACCTCCGCCTGCTGGCTTGGGAGCAGTAATAGGAACACTAACGTCTTTTTGTTCTGGGGAGTTATTTTCTGAATTATTTTTGTTCATACCACTATCCTCAATTCACCTGTTGATGTCTTATATACATCATCTTCGATCAAACCGCCAGCTTTTGCTGCAGTGTTGTTTGCGTACACCCCAAGACCTGATAAATTAAGGGTCTGCGCCCGTAAAGGACCGGGGTTTACTAACTGTTGCGCCAACAAAGAAAACTGGCGCGTTACCTGTGCAGTATACTCTGAACTGTATCCGTCCGGAGCTTTTGCAAAATACGGGATCGTAATGTTTGATGCGCTCATTACCGCCTCCCGTCTGGTCGTATGTCAACCCGTGGAGAACCTAGTCTCCACTGCGTTCCAACTTCGTTAGACTCGACCTTCAACGATACGGATCTTCCACGAAGACGCACGTCAATCTGACTTGTAAACTTTTCAACAGGGGATGCGGACGTGCGAGTAGCGTTTCCGCTTTCTGTCTGCTCAACTCCTCCTCCTGGATAATCCTTTGCGTTTAACGTAAACGTTGCGGTAGGACTCCCAGTAGACGCCCTAAAACCAACGTCTGGTATAATCCTACGAATTGCCATAAACCTATCGCCTTCACCTAGATCAAAGCTACTAGATTCAATGTACCCGTTAATTGGGCTAGGTGGGTTAGTGCTGCCGTCAGACATTCCAAATTCATGTGCGTAAACGTAACCGTCTGGAGACGCAGCTAAAGGATACCCCGAGACACCATGCTCTGTCCAAGCAGTTCTGTCTAACGTTCCAAAATACCAAGTACCATCACTGTAGTTATACACTACATAGCTGTCGTTATTGTCACTTCCTAATGATGGATAAAACCACCAAATCTCATTAAACTTACTGTTGTTAGCAGATACAACTTTAGCAAGTTGATCAATGTTTATGTTGTCAAAAATATATTCTTGAATCGGGCATGGGATAATCTTCACGTTACCATCGTATTGATAGAACACTCTGTCACCCATCCAAAAAACAAAATCTCCAAACGCTATAGCAGAGTTCTGGGAAATAATCGAAGTGTTGGTAGAAACTTCAGTAATACCAAAAGTAAACGGAGTTCCAATAAATTGCATTGCAGATACAGATCTGTCTGTGATCACAATGATTTGTTGTTTGGTTTGTACTGCGGCAACAATTTCAGTTCCTGTACCTATCCTAAGTTCACCTGCAGTGTTCGTTGCCGTAGCCGCCCAATCTGATACAGATCCTTGGTTCGAGAACCTGATAGTCAAAGGATCTTGGTTGCCCGGATCACCCTGCGGATCACACCCAAAAGCTAAAGCATGTCGATCTCTTTCAGACACAAGAACAATGTTGGCAACTTGAGGTGGACTTGTTGCGCCACCAATAGTGGTAATGTCCACGGCCCGTGTGCCTGTGCCATTGGAAGAATCCCAGTAATAGATACCGCCGCCTCGGACATTCGAAAGCAAATCTTCTCCAAAGTTGTCCATTGACCAAAGCCGAAGTTGACTACCTACAACGGTAATATCGGATGCGGAACTCCAAGTGCCCCTGCTCCAAGGACCCGCGCCCCAACCTGACCCAGCAACCACCGTGTTTAAACCCGTGTTAATTTGATATGCGCCTACTACAGAACCTCCGCCATTACCTGTGTCACTACCATTAGCGTTAACTGAAACATTAACCTTGTATGTATTAAGATCAACCACTTGAGTAACTTGGTACTCTTGATTTAAAACCGCTGCAGTAATTGCTCCTCCAAGAGACGCCGCTCCGCTAAACGTTACAAAGTCATTAAGTAATGCGCCATGAGCAGTGTCTGTAACAGTTATTACTGCACTCCCATTTGTTGCACCAAACGTTACATCTCCTACTCCTGTAGTGTTTCGTATAGGTGTAACATCTATTGGATCAGAACCCTCTATAATATAGAGTTTTAGGTTTGTACCCGCAGCAACAAAGTTTGTACCAGTAAGAGTACTAAACACATGCAAATCTCGACATGTCCCAAGCATTGTGGCGGTTGTAAACCGAGCCCATCCACCGATTGTTTCCGGAAACCCCATAGTAAACCGTACTTTATCACCTGTGCGCCACCCACCTTCACTGGTGTAATCGGTAACATCTTGGATAAACCCTGGTTTAAACTGAAGTTTTTGTAGCGGCATTATAAATCTCCAACGAGATAGTTACGAAATAGTTCCATTAGTAGTTAAGTTGCCCAACGCTGTTAGATTTCCGGTGCTATCTACACGAAGAACATTTACGGTGTTATAAGCAAAAGTTAAGTCTGTACCAGACGCTGTTACTGTCCAACTTTGCGTTCCACCCGTAACTGTGAGAGGAGAAGCAAGCGTAGGACTTGCAGAGGTTGCTTTAGTGTTAAGTTGAGTTTGTATATTAGATGTGGCGTTGTTAAGAAAGTTTAACTCTGCACCAGTTGTTGTCACTGTAGTGCCATTTAATATTAAAGAACCTAAATCTAAACCAGTAGTGATATCCACAACAGCCGCGCCGGAACCCGCGCCATCGCTGTAAATAATTTTTGAAGTTCCGTTTAAAACACTAACATTAGCTCCTGACCCTTGAGTAAAAGTAGCCGTTTGACCGCTATTGTTTTTTACAATATAAACGTGCTGCGCTGAATTTGGGGTTAATGTAACTGTGTTTGTGCCAGAAGGTGACCCTGCTAACAGTAATACTTTATAATGCCCGTCAGAAACCGTGCCATCCAAAGTCGCAAGAGTGTGGCTTGTTCCGGACAAACTAATAGAACCAACTCCATTAACAAGCCGATCTATAATGTTCATGTTATCGTTTACGGTAGTGCCCCATGTAGAGGATTGCTCTCCGTTTGCGGGTAGCTCAATGCCGCTGTTAGCTGTGTATGTACTAGGCATTGTTCATCCTCATGCTGCTATTTCTGTCCATATTGTACCCGCGTCTGGTTTAATTGACCCCCATACAACTACTTGTCCGGCACGACCTGTGGCAGATACTCCAGTTGGAGTTACCAATGCTGTACCCGTCATTGTTATAGAGCCTACACTACCTGTAGCTAAAACTCCAGTAACATCCGCACCTGCACCTGCTTGGCCTTGTGCCGTACCTACAGACATAGTTCCAGCTACACCTGTGACAGAGAACGTAGCGTTAGAAGTAGTAGAAACACTTGGGGTATTCGTAGTAGCCGCAAGACCCGTAGGGCTAATAACCGAAGCGTTTATAACAGTAACGGTGCCCGGTGATCCAGTAGCCGCGACGCCTGTAAGTGTAACTACTAAGTCTGTAGAAGCTATAACCGTGCCTAGACCACTTACCATAGCGTTTGGAGATGTGATTACAGGTGTTCCGCCAGCGTCTACTGCCACGCCACCGATTGTTGCAGAGCCTTGTACCGAGCCAAGAGTTAGACCACTCTGATTACCCGTAACTGATACCGTACCAACAGCCCCATTACCAACAACGCCTGTAACAACGAATAGCTGCTCCCCACTACCGGCATCGGAGAAGGCTGCGGCTGAATATGGGGTAAACCCTAACATGTTACGTTGTGTCTCCTATTATTCTGGTTTAGTAGGCCATACTATATCTGTAGGAAAACTCGATTGCTCTGGAATGTCCCTTAATTTTTGACGGTATAACGTTCTCTCGTCCGACATAGCAACAAAATCAGGGTGATCGGATATAGCCCATATATCTGTATCTACAAGAGAATAATTTCTAAACTCTCTGACTTCGTCCTCTGTCGTAAGATCATCTCGTACTGCCAAGGTTAGATGATAAGTCATCTTTATATTCTCCTATTATCACTAAGTATAAAAATCAGCGCCACCCCAAGCCGAACCATCGTATATGTAAAGTGTATCGTCCGTGTTGTCAAAATAACAATCTCCTACGGAAGGATTACTTGGTGCAGAGTTTGCTGCAACGATAGAACTGGCAGAAGCACCTACCCCACCCGATGTTATAGACGCAGCCGTAGTTGAATCAACGGACGCAATGTTAGTCAACTCTCTTGAGTCGCCAATTACTTGAGTGTTACTTACTTTTATAGCCATATCTTACGGTCCTACGTTTGTGCTTGGAAATGCGTTTACGCTACCTGTTTTCCAAAGAATACGAATAGCCCCGTTTCCATTAAAAGCGGGTTTG